GAAATAATAGGCTTTTATCAAGAAAATAGGAAGTTTAATGTGAGATTTTATAATTCTTGATTTGAGATTTAAAAATTAATGAAGGAGAAATTGAAAAATTGGGTTTTTCAGGATGGACTATTTTAATAAGACTAACTGCTCCATTTTCAAAATATGATTGACCACGAGCAAAATAAGTATCATCATCAATTAAATCTTCTAATTGCAATCTGGTTATTTTCATTTTTATCCTAAATATTTTAAGTGAGATTTACATTTATTTTTACAATCACTGCCACCAAATCCAACAATAATAATTTCACCGCTAGCTTTTTGATTTAAAATACATTCTTCTTCATCAAATTTCTGCACCTCAGTAATTCTAGCATTTTCATTATTAAGCAAAAAGTCTATATGCCAATGCATCTTCTTATTTTTTGATTTATGTCTTTCAATTCTGGCATCAATATTTTTCTTAGCTGATCCAGTATAAATATAATTGCCCATTGGAAAGGTAAATGTACCCAATTTACCGATCTCAATTTCAGCATTATCTTTTAAATTTATATGAAGTTGATAGCTCTGCATTTTAACAATCTCTAATTACTTTAGTCACAACTCCCCATAAATGAAGATTTAAAGTTTGATCCTCAATATCATTAAAGTCGTCATTCTCAGAAACTAACTTAGTAACCCCATCTTTCTGACTCAATCTTTTTACAACAGCTCCATCATTAATAGATGCCACAATAACATCGCCATCTTTAGCTTCCCTTTCTCTATTAACTAAAAGCATATCATTTGGAAATATCCCAGCATTCTTCATGGAGTAACCAGAAACTTTAACTAGAAAATAATTACTAGGATCACTAATCATCATATCCCGATTCAAATTATATAATTCATAATCATCACTATCAGTAATATTTGGATTACCTGCCTCAACTGTCATAGAATATAATGGAATAGAGAGTGTCTTATTTTGAGACTCTATTAATTCACTGACTTTATCAAGCATACTTTTTGGTATGCGCATGATCTGAGTAGGCTCTCCGTAGCGCCCTTGGCCACTCGGCCTTCCAGCCCCTAGTCTTGCACCACCCCGTTTCTTTTTTGTCATTTTGATAATTTTTTATTGCAGAATATTTTGTCCAAAAATAGAATAATGTACTTAATTCAATAATCAATATTTATCTAAAAACGAGTGCAAAATGGTCCGAGGGAGAGCTGTATCTTACAATATTATAATTTAGAGAGGTTATTAGAACCTTTCGACTTTCCAACTGAGCCACAAGATGGAATAGAAGCAGTAGATTTACTGATGATAAAATTAAAACCAATTAATGATAAGTGTAGCCTAACATTTGATGTAGACAATAAAAACAAAAAGCCGATTCGTGAATTGATCAGCAGATGGTTTGATGTGAGCAATCCATTTAATATTGGCTTCACTATTCAGCAGGTGAAATTCACTATGAGCTTTTATTCAAATAAAATTCTCTATGTCACTTTGGGTTATCCATCATTTATTGACATGAGGCATTTAAGTGAGAAAGAGCAAGAAATCACCATAAAATATCTGAAGAAATGGCAGTTGATTCAGGAATATTAATAATCAAATTAAGGAGCAATTAAATGAATGCAGTAGTACAAAAACAAATTCCTAAAAATACTTTTGGTCTAATTTGCACCATTTGCGAGCAAGATGAGCCAGTTATATCTCAGAGGTTATTTCCATATTTTAAAAATAGAGGAAGTAAAAAATTACTCAGCCTTGGAGTCATGGAAGATGCTGCTAATAGTAATACTTGTCCTGATTATAATGGTGATGATTACCCTGTAACTTATAAAGATAATATGCCGGGATTTTATAAGAATGAGGTTTGGCATCAAATTAGCTACAACGATATCAGAATGCACCGTCTCAATATTAATTCTCTGGTATCAATTATCAGAAAAGATTTGGACGTTGAATCTGCTCATGAAGAAATTATTAAAGATTATTTTTTTAGAATTGGCACATTAAAAATTAACAAAATAAATGTACCTATATTTTTTGCTAGACGTATTCAGTTTCAAAGAATTTTAGAAAATATCTATAATGCCATCACTACAAGATCAGGAATTAATAAAGGTGTAATTCTAACCAGCTCATCATATTTGCCTTTTGGTTGCTCTAAGATTTTAGGTCATGAGGTTATTTCTTTAAAGGATTGCATGATTCATGATAGTGATAATTATCATATCGACATGAACATTATTAAAGCTCATATAGAAAGTTGTGACCAGCCAAGTAATAGCAAAATCACAAAGGAAGGATTTTCAACTGGTTACAGATCAGCTCATTTTAATGGCCAAGATTTTAAATTTAGTAAACAAGAAGCCGATGTTTTAGAGTTGCTTGATAAATCTGGTAAGCCAATGCATAAGGATGAAATCACCATAGAAATATCAGACAATATCGCTGAGTTAAAATTCCTATTCAAAAATACAGATTCCAAGAATATCAGAAAAACTATCCTTAAATATGATAATAAAGGCTATTATTGGCTAGATTATTAATTTCCTCTTTATATTTGCACCACATTAAAACCCAAATCTCTTCCTAAAATCCTCATTTTTTGTAAAAAAAGTTAAAAATAACCGATTTTACTACCGATTTCTCTACCGATTTTACTACCCCCCGAAATTTAACCTTTGCTCATAATTAACTGACCCAAATTTTGTCAGTTGATTTGTTTAATTTTTATTAATCAAAGCAAAGTAATTATGACAATCAACAATTACCTTACGGAAAAGGAGCTTGCAAGAAGGTGGCGTTTGTCACCAGCAACTCTACAAAGATGGCGCCGAGAAAACTTGGGCCCCTCTTATATCAAAATGGGTTGCATCAGATATAGCCTAACTTCAATCAAAGAATTTGAAGAGTCAAAAAGAAGGCTCAAATCAAAAGCTAACCAAGAAGAACAAAATAATCTGGTTAGCAATTTTCAAGGAGGTGTCTATGCCTAATGAGATAACTCTAAATCAAGTATCAAATATTCATATTGGTGAATTAGCTGATCTGCCAATTCATCAATTGGTAAAATTGCAAAAGCAAGCTGCTAATCACCTTGATAAAGCTAAAAGGCTAAAAGATTGGATTGATGGTGCAATTTCTATTAAATATCAAAATCAATCAGTTGATATCAGGCAAAGGCAAGATAAGCAAACTGGTACAATTAATTTTGAAGATGGTGATTTTAAAATTAGCTCCAATATTCCAAAGAAAATCGAATGGGATCAAAAGAAGCTAAAGGAAGTCATTTCTGAGATTAAAGAAATGGGAGATAATCCTTATGAATATGTCAATGTCTCCTACAAAATATCAGAAACTAAATATAACGCCTGGCCAGAATATATCAAAAAATTCTTTAGACCAGCCAGACTTCTAAAAACTGGTAAAGAGAACTTCAAAATCGAAGCAGTTAATAAGGAGGTAGGCAATGAATAATCTACCCATTATTAGCGCTGATGAGCGTCTAAAAGAAAATAAAGGAATAAAGGGCTGTATCTTCGGATCTTCAGGAATTGGCAAAACCAGTTTGCTTTGGACCCTTGATCCAAAAACCACTCTTTTCTTCGATCTTGAGGCTGGTGATTTAGCAGTTGAAGGATGGCAAGGCGATGCAATTCGTCCAAAAACTTGGGAAGAATGTTGTGACTTTGCTGTCTTTATTGGTGGGCCAAACCCAGCACTTAGATCAGAGCAAAAGTTTTCTCAAGTGCATTTTGACTCTGTTTGCCAAAAGTTCGGTGATCCAAAATCTCTAGATAAATATGAGACCATATTCATTGACAGCATAACTGTTGCTGGTCGCTTGTGTTTTCAATATTGTCAAGGTCAACCAGAAGCGATATCAGAAAAGTCAGGCAAGCCAGACACTAGAGGTGCTTATGGTTTACATGGTCGCGAGATGATCAATTGGCTCACCCATCTTCAACATACCAGAAATAAAAACATTTGGTTCGTTGGCATATTGGATGAAAAAACTGACGACTTCAATCGCAAAGTCTACTCACCCCAAATTGAAGGATCAAAAACTGGTTTAGAACTTCCCGGAATTGTTGATGAGGTTATCACTATGGCTGAAGTCAAACAAGAAGAAGGAGATTCTTACAGGGCTTTTATTTGCCAAACCATGAATCCATTTGGCTATCCAGCAAAAGATAGATCAAGAAGGCTTGATGTAATTGAAGAACCTCATCTTGGCAACCTCATGACCAAGATCAGAAGCGAAGCCAAACCAATTAATCAGCATCTAAAAACTAATTTTAATAACAATAATAAAGGAGAATAACTATGTGGAACGATTTTAATAATTCGGATAATCAACAATCTTTTGACCTTATCCCAAATAATACTTTAGCAAAAGTAAGAATGACCATCAAGCCTGGTGGCCATGATGATGAATCTTTAGGGTGGACTGGTGGCTATGCTACCAAAAACCAAAATAGCGGATCAATTTATTTATCCTGTGAGTTTGTGATTCTTGAAGGTGAATTTGCCAGAAGAAAGGTCTGGAGCTTAATTGGTCTTAACTCAGAAAAAGGCCCTAAATGGGCAAATATGGGAAGATCTTTTGTTAAAGGCATTCTTAATTCTGCTCGAGGCGTATCTGAATCTGATGTCAGTGAAAAAGCCCAAAGTGCTAGAAGAATTAATGCTCTAAAAGACTTAGATGGCATTGAATTTGTTGCCAAAATATCAACTGCCAAAGATCAAAATGGCGAGGATAAAAACGAGATCAGATTCGCCATAACCCCTGATCATAAGGATTATGCCAAAATCATGGGTGCTGTAAATGTGCAGCAATCTGCTGCACAAATTGCGCCGGTGAATGCAAATACTAATCGTCCAGCTTGGGCTAAGTAAGGTAAAAAAATGATACTTAGACCAAGACAGCAGGAATTTGTGAATAAGAGTGTTGCTGCCCTAAAGGATCATGGCAACACTCTGGGAATAGCTCCGACAGGATGTGGCAAAACTTTAATGCTTTCTGCTGTTACCAAAGAAATTATTGGAAGCAAAAAGAAAGCATTAATTCTAGCACATCGTGACGAGTTAACTTCCCAAAATGAAGCTAAATTTCTCAAGATTAATCCAGATACCAAAACATCAATTTTTGATGCAAAACAAAAATCATTTGCTGGTCAGGTGGTTTTTGCCATGGTGCAAACATTGTGTCGTGAAGCAAATTTAAAGATATTACCTAAATTTGATCTTTTGGTAATTGATGAAGCACATCATGCCACTTCTGATTCTTATCAAAGAATCATCAATAGATTAAAAGAACTAAATCCAAATCTTCTAATTTACGGAGTAACCGCAACACCAAATCGAGGTGACAAAAAAAGTCTAAGCAAAATATTTAGCAATGTTGCTGATCAAATAAAAATATCAGAGCTAATTGCTTCTGGTCATTTAGTTCCGCCAAAAACATACATCATTGATGTTGGTACTCAAAATACCCTAAATCAGGTAAAAAGAACAGCCGGTGATTTTGACATGAGAGAAGTTGAAGAAATCATGAATAAATCACCAATTAATGATGCAATTATCAATCATTGGCAAAGTAAGGCAGGAAATAGAAAAACAGTAATATTTTGTTCTACTATCAACCATGCAATATCAGTAACTAAAAGCTTTAATGATCAAGGAATAAAAGCGGTTCTAATTTACGGTAACTTATCTGAAGTTGAGCGCAAATCAACGTTAAACTCCTTTGAAATTGGCAATGTTCAAATAATCGTAAATGTAGCTGTTTTAACTGAAGGTTGGGATTATCAGCCAACTTCATGCGTAATATTACTTAGACCATCATCATTTAAATCAACAATGATTCAAATGATCGGTCGAGGTCTTCGAGTTGTTGATCCATTACTTCATCCAAATATCACCAAGAATGATTGTGTAATTTTAGATTTTGGAACATCAAGTCTAACTCATGGCTGTTTAGAAGTTGATGCTAATCTTGAAGTGAGAAGTAAGAAAAAAGAAAGCAAACAGCAACCAAATTCACAAAAGAAATGCTCTGAATGTGAAGCGCTAATTCCAGTTCAATCAATACAATGCCCATTATGTGAGGCCGATTTATCAAGAGAATCTCAAGAGGCAGCAAAGCAAGAGCTAAAAGATTTCAATATGCTTGAAATCGATATTTTAACTGCAAAATCAAACTTCCAATGGTGCGATTTATTTGGTGATGAATCTTCATTTATGGCAGTTGGCTTTAATGCCTTTGCCGGAGTATTCCTGCTAAATAATAATTGGTACGCAATCGGCGGAAATGAATTCGATATAGAAATATTATTCGTTGGTACAAAGCAAATTTGCCTCGCTAAAGCTGATGATTTTTTAAACAAATATGAAACTTATGAAAACGCCCATAAGTCAAATAAATGGCTAAACCAGCCAGCATCAATCAGACAGATTAACTGCCTTCCTAAAATTTACAGAAACGATTTTAGCCTTACCAAATATAAGGCAGCTTGCTTGCTCAAATTCTATTTCAACAAAACTGATATTCAAAACCTGCTTTTTGAACAGGAAAAAAGTTTGGGAGGTAGTTCATGAAAATTTGTTCTAACTGTCTAAGAGAAGCAGGAGGATTTGGATTTATTCCACCGCCACTAAGAGCTGGAGACCCAAGAAACAAAAGATATAGAAAATATTTCTGTAGTCGAAATTGCCAAGAAATTTTTAGTAATAATTTTAGAAAAAACAAAATGATAGATATTACCAAATTAGAAAAAGAAGCCATCGAATCATCATTAAAGCCACTAGGTGAATATATAGCAGAAATAGGAATGAATCGACCATTGGCTGATTATTCAAGAGAAGAAGTACTTTGCTTAATTGAAGTTGCAGTCACTGCTTATTGGGATTTTATGCAAGGTAAAGAAGATAATTCGGATATTTTAGCTGGAGGTGTGACATGCAATTAGATTTTAATCATCGTCCAACTTTAACAGAAAAAATCAATACTTTAATTGATCAGGCTTTAACAAAAGAAAGTGAGCAGCAAACACCAAGAGATTATCTTGGAGCTTCAAGATTGGGAGTTAGCTGCAACCGACAATTGCAATTTGAATATACCAACACCCTAAAAGATGAGGGTCAAAATTTTACTGGCAAGGTTTTAAGGATATTTGAGGCCGGTCATGTTTTTGAGGATCTAGCAATTAAATGGCTTCAATCTGCCGGATTTGAATTGATAACCAATAAACCAAATGGCGATCAATTTGGCTTCTCTGTCGCTAATGGAAAGATCAAAGGCCATGTTGATGGTGTAATAACAAATGCTCCAGAAGTTTTAAACCTATCACTCCCTATGCTTTGGGAATGTAAATCACTCAACAATAAATCCTTTAAAGAAACAGTCAAAAAAGGACTGACAATTTCAAAGCCAATTTATGCAAGTCAAATAGCTATTTATCAGGCTTATATGGAAAGCTCCATTGAAGGAATTTCTAAAAATCCCGCTCTTTTTACAGCCATTAATAAAGACACAGCAGAGATTTATTTTGAGCTAATTCCATTTAATCAAAACCTAGCTCAAAAAATGAGCGATAAGGCGGTTAATATTTTAACTGCAACTGAGGCTCATGAATTACTGCCAAAAATCTCAAATGATCCAGCTTATTTTGAGTGTAAATTTTGCCCTTGGTCAAATAGATGTCAGGAGGTAAGTAATGGATAATTTAGATTTTAATGATGCAAATAATATTCAAGAAAAAGTTGATATCGATCAGATCAGAAGTGATCTATTAAGCCGAATTGAAGATGTTTTATTTTATCTATTTCCAAGCGGAAGAATAAAAGATAAACAATTTTATATTGGTAATATCAAGGGTGAAGAAGGAAAAAGCCTAGTCATTCAGTTATCTGGCGATAGACAAGGAAATTGGTTTGATTTTGCTACTAATCAAGGTGGAGATTTAATCAATCTCTGGTCTGAGGTTATGGGGTATCAAAAATCAGACTTTCCAAAACTCCTAAATGAAATTAATGAATGGCTTGGTAATGCCCCAACTAATCGGAAATCCCGAATAGTTCAAAAATCACCTCCAATTGATAATTTAGGTAAATATTCAGCCAAATGGGATTACTTAAGTAAAGATAATAAAGTTATTGCCTGTGTTTATCGCTATGATACGCCAAATGGCAAAGAATTTAGAATCTGGGATGTAAGTCAAAGAAAGTCAAAAGCACCGGACATTAGGCCACTTTACAATATTCCAGAAATTACCAATTCAAAAATAATAATAATTGTTGAAGGTGAAAAATCAGCAGATGCCTTAATTGAATCTGGGTTTACTGCAACAACTGCCATGTTTGGTGCAAATGCTCCACTTCATAAAACAGATTGGTCACCATTAAAAAATAAGGAAATAATTATCTGGCCTGATAATGATGAAGCAGGAGTTGAATATGCCAAAAAGCTCTCAGACCATCTTCAAAATACAGCATTATTTATTTCTATCTTAACTCCACCAGAGAGCAAAAAAGATAAATGGGATGCATATGACGCTATAAAAGAAAAATTTGATGTCAGGAGTTTTTTAAATAGTGCAAAAAGCACCGATCTAAAACTACCAAGTTACTCAATTGATGAATTTCTAAATGATGATTCACCAATGCCAGAGGATTTAATATTCCCAAGGCTTTTAACTCCTGGTGGATTGTTATTAATTGGAGGCGCTCCAAAAGTCGGAAAGAGTGATTTTTTAATCAACTTCCTAATTCATATGTCAGCTGGTGAAAAGTTCTTAGGCTTTCAACCGCCAAGACCACTAAAGATATTCTATCTTCAAGCTGAGATTGGCTATCACTATATGAGAGAGCGAATCAAGAAGCTCAAAGTCTCAAAAGAAATAATAAGAAAATCAGCAAAAAATCTTATTACCACCTCAAATATTCAGATGATTCTAAATGATAAAGGAATCGAGGCCGTAAGTAGAACAATC